TGTTTACTAAAATACCAGCATCAATTTCGCCTGATACAGAATATCGTTGTAGTTCATTAAGAACCTTGCGCCAATCTGGAAAATGGTTGTTTATAAGTTCTGCTACAACCTTCTTGTTAAATTTAATTTCATTCTTACCAAGAATATCAATAACTCGTTTGAAAAACTCTTGGGCAAGTTTTGCTTTCTCTGAATTTGGTATTACAAAATCAATCACACTACAACGAGATTGTAGTGCTGGGATAATACGATTCTTATAATTACAGGTAAGAATGAAACCACAATTTTTGTGAAACTCTTCCATGAAACCACGCAGGGCTGGTTGGGTTGATTGTGGGTTTAGATAATCTGCTTCATCTAGGATAAGATATTTCTTACCCCCATGTAGAGATACAGTAGCAGCAAAGTTCTTAATCTTGGTTCGTAGGACATCAATACCCGATTCCTCTGAACCATTAATCATCATATAAGTTGCACCAATCTGTTCCAATATGGCACGAGCAGCAGTTGTTTTACCAACACCTGATCCACCAGATAAAATTAGATTAGGTAAAGATTCCTTGTCAATAAATGATAACAAGGTTTCTTTTAAACTCTTAGGTAAGACACACGACTCTATATTTTTGGGCCGGTATTCTTCGACCCACAAAAATTGATTCATAATATAAATTCCTCAAATTAGGCACTATAAGACGATTCAGGTTCTAGTGCAATCCAATACTGCACCCCTACCTTAGTGTTAGTGAAGTGAGTAATTCTCTTAGAAGATACCTCAACATCATATGAGCCCGGCATAAGTTTAAGATTTTCAACCTTAAACCAAAACTTATAATCTGCATCCACATCACCAACATCTATTGATGTTTTATATGCATTTGCAGTACTATTCTTCTTATCCGTAACCATTAATTTACCATCTTCAAGAGCCATGTCAGGTAGACCCATAACAGCAGCACCTTTAGTAATTTCTTCCAGTGTATCACTAGATAAACTGAAAGTTATTTCTGTTGATGGCATTGTAATCTCTTTAGAGGGAGTTGTAACCACTGATGGGTCAGAGAACCAATACTTCAAAGATTTTGATCTGTCTGCATTACCCTCTTCTGTAATGACAACAAAGTTATCATTAAAATCTAAATCAGGTTCATCAAACAGAGAGAGTGCCGACAGAAATTCATTCAAATCATAGATAGCAAAGTCTGTAGGGAAATCTTCTTTCACCTCTGACTTTGCGACAATATTCTTCATCGCCGACATAGTAGTAATATTTTTACCTGTCTTTACCATGAGATTCTGATTTATTGTAGAGAAATTCTTCAATACAGAAATTGTTTCATTACTAAGTTTCATTTTTCACCTTTTCCATTTCGTTAACATGTAGAGCTATAATACCGTAGTGAATCAATTTAAGCAAATCACTTCGGTTCTTATCTTTCTTTCTGCCGTATCGTTGAGCATACTTCAGTATGTTCCCGATACAGAACCCTTCGCCATGACCACCATCTATGATAAACTCTGTAGCCTGATATTTGTTCTTACTGTAGTGTTCATCATATGTGGAGTCAATATACTTCGCTAATTCCTTTAGCGCAGTATCCTCATTATATTTGTAGTCAATTCTGTTTTTCATTAATGTAATACTCTTTCACCTAACAAGTTTTCCATTTTATCACGCAAGTCTGGTATAGTTAATTTAATATGATCCAAAGTTTTTTCAATTTCATTATCAGACATAAGTATTGTATAAAGTTGTAAAGCAACCTTTAACATCATACCAGAGGTATTTAACACCTCTGAACTTTGTCCCTGGCCGCCGATGTGCGTATTAACTAATTTCCATAAATCATTCTGTAAAACTAATAATTTTTCTTCATTTGTGGGAAGACTCATTGAAATTTCCTCAAATTATAATATTAACTCTTATAATAAAGGAAAAGGGAGTCAAAGTCAACTCCCTTTTCCAAATATTTTGAGAAGATTATTTGATAGAAATCAAGCGAGGTTTCTTCTCTTCTGGAATGACACGCTCAAGGTTAATTAAAAGCATACCATCCTCAAGTGTAGCACCCTTGACTACAACATCATCGGCAATCGTGAATTTACGATTAAATTTCCGATATGCGATGCCCCGATAGATATCAGAGTCATCGGTGATGTTTTCTTTCACAGAACGAACTGTGAGAGTTCCATCAACTGTTTCCACCTCAATGTCCTTCTTACCGAACCCGGCAAGGGCCATTTCGATTACAAAGTTATATTCACCTTCCTTTCGGATGTTGTACGGTGGAAAGCCCCCAGTATTAATGGAGTCTGTAGTATATTTGGCAAGATTGTCAAACATACGATCCATTCCTACAGTATGGGGAGTTAGGGTATTAAAGTGGTCGAATAAAGTCAGTGCGTTGTTCATTGAATATCTCCTTTACTAAGCAAGACTATGTTATGCACCCCTATAAGGCAGTGCGGTTAAATGTGCGTTTTTTTAGTCAAATTTGACTTCAATTTTACAGTAAAAACGTACCAAAAACTCTGTATTGTTATTATTATACTACTATATAGGTAAAAATGTCAATACCCTTTTTATTTTTTTAACATTAGTTAGTAACAACGGTCTTTACCTTTGCATCGGAACATTCGCCGTTAAGAATCCTAGAAACAGAAACCCATCCACGGCAAGTGATACTATCACTTATGAAGAATTTTCTGTTGCGAGAGATGCCTGGAAATTTCTTATCGAAATCATCCAAGGGAACTGTTTCAACAGGCCTCCAAGAATTATCCATAACAACTCTAGGACCGTTATCAAGACACTTTCCAAACTTATTACGATATGTGCAACGTACAGTAGGTTCATAAACAGGGGATGTTGAAGTTTTGCGATTTGTTCTACGCAAACCTGATAGAATCTGATCAACATTTGAGGTTGGGCCGACTGTGATATCTGTACCTATCATAGATTTAGCAAGTTTATAATCTTCACAACTAAATTTAGGTGGATTGGACAAAACTAGTGTACCCGGCCGGACATCATCCGAACAAGTAATAGTGATAGATTTTGGGGGCGGAACTGTCGCCGTTTTATCCTCAGCCATTGCGGGTGAAGACAATAAAGTTGTTGCAAATGCAACCGTAAAAAACTTATTCATAATTGCTCCTCTTATAAGTTAATATATACATTCTACTACAATTCCCAAGATTAATCAAGTCCCTTTTTAGGTTATTACGTTGGACTATATTTAGGTTAATGTGATTACTTATTTAACCCAAATGCACTACCTGTTAATATCGCCCCAAAGGCCAGATGAAACAATCCGCCACCCATAAGAGTAAATGGAGAATGCTGTCCTGTAAGTTTTTTCATCAATTCCATTTGCACCAGAGGTTCTGATGTTGCATTAATTATATCCATAAACTGACTTATATCAGGCCTATTCAACCCATACCATATAGGCACAAACATAAAATCATAGAAACATATCAGTAGATATATAATCAGTGCAGTCCATCGCCAATACATAGTGCTGCGATATAAACTACAATGCGAGTCACTTAATGAACACTTTTCTCTTAATGATGAAGATGCCATTTTATATACAAGGAGGTGTACACTTTAAAGCGTTAACACCTATAAACATAACAGTTATAAAAATAATAACTCCAGCTGCTATAAGAACTTTCATTAACATTTTCCTATCCCTCTCCTCTTTTAGATTCATACTAAGATATTTATAAGTATGTGCGGGGAAGGACATTATTTTTTAAAATGGATCGCCCCCATTAACTTCATCATCACTGATGGGATCGATGATATCGCCCTCTTCATCTTCACCAACATTTATACCAGCATCAATTTTGGTATAGAGGTCAAGGAAAGATTCCTTAGTATCATCATCAAACCGTGCAACACACAACTCAATTGCTTCCATCTTATCACCAAAAATGGCGAACGCTTTTACAATGTGGTCTAACCGACGAGTTGAGATAACTTCATCAACACCATCATCATAGAAGGTTTTCCGAATTACATCAGACCAAGTAACCAAGTTAGTTGCAAACTCATCATCCACAGAACCATATTTTTCCATTGAACCAAGAACAA